GTTCACATCCCGGTTGTAAGCAAATAGCTGGACATTGTTCTGATCATCCTTTAATTGCTCAAGCTGAAATGGGGTTTGCCTCGACAGTGAAAAAGATTACCCATCGCGGGTTACGTATCTTGACACATAGAACACAGACCATTGAGGAACGTATTTGTCTTGCCATGATAATTCAGGCAGAATGGTTCTTCCGTTCGTATGATTTCCTCAAATTGTTACCGTCTTGGGCTATTCATTTGCCTGGTTTTGCACCTTTGATGGCTAGTATGGACAAGTGGAATTATGCCAAAACATATACTTGGGAACACATTCGATTGTGCTTGTTCTTAATACCAAGTTTGTATTACACGGAACTGTATGAAAGCAAAGTAGCACTGTTTTTAACAGCTGTATTTTATTTATATCGTATGAAACATTTTACTCGGCGGGCCATGGAAATTTACACTGATAGGCTTGTACAAAGGAACGTTTTGTCAGTTCTGGCTACTAGACGCAGAGACAATTGTGTCAATGCAGCTTTGGCTGCTAGCACTGCTATAGGTTTAATATATGCGTGTTTTAAAGCTCGAGTTATTTACAAAGAGTTAACTGGCATGTATGAAGAAACAGTTCGGCCTTATTTCTTTGGAGAAGAGAATGAAGCTGAAGGTGTTTCCAAACCTGATAAAGATGATATAGGTACCCAACCTCTTACACCAATGTCTACAATAGCAGTACCACATGGTTCCTTTGAGCCCAAGACCCGTGAGGAGGCTGCAGCAAGAGATGCATCTTATAATGATTGGGGTGAAGTTTGTCTTCGTCCTATCAGTGTATCGCCTAAGTGTAAAAATATCACACACCAAGATTTGATTAACAAGGTGAAACAACACCTGTTTTATGCTCAATTGGTTTGTAAAGACGGATCATTGTTGATGGTCCAGATTTTGGTTTTGAGTTCGGGTTATTGTTTATTACCTTACCATTATTTCTTGGAACATGAATCATTTGAAGTTACTGGCTTCAGAGATAGTCCGCAAAAATCTGGTGGTAGAATTGCCACTAGGCTGAGTAGAAACAACTCTGTTCGTTTGGAAAATCATGATTTATGTATTTGCGGCATGGATACAGGAGGTCATTTTGGAGGTATCATTGATTATCTACCTGAGGAAGTTGTCGAGTTTGCTCCTTTTAAGATGCTTAGGCGTCAGAAAACAGGAGAAGTATCTTTGATTCCAGGTAGATGTGTGAAAGGACTCGGTACTCATACGATGGTAAGGAATTTTCCTGCTCTGTTGTATGAATATTTAGAGGTTCCTTCACAATTAGGGTGGTGTGGAGCCCCCTTAGTGACTGATACCAGATATCCTTGTATAGCAGGAGTGCATGTTGGAAGTGCAGATTTGAGATGTTGTGGTATGGCTAGCTCCTTGACTAGAGGTAGTGTACTTAAAGCTATTGAACATCTCACTTCACGACCGGGGAATTTACTTCCTGTCAGTATGGTTTCTGAACCCAATATGGGCAGCATTGAGTATAAGGCAGTTTTACCTCATACCAAAAGTCCTCTAAGATATCTTCCTCCAGAGTCTCAATTATCATACCATGGGCACACTGGTAAGTGTGTAAAGCCATCACACACGGTGAAAGATACTCCAATTGCCACTGAGGTAGAAAAGGTCTTCGGGGTTGTTAACAATTTTAGACCTCCTAAGATAAATCCTAATTGGTGGGGACTTCAGAAAACTATTTCAGCTGCCGCAATACCGGGGCTGCCTCATGACCATAAAGTCATGGAGATGGCAGCTAATGATTATATGCGTAGTGCCAGTGAAGTATTTTCTTTGGACATCTGGAGGTGCACAAAACCATTGACCGATAAAGAAGTCATCAATGGAATTCCTGGCATCAAGTTTGTTGATCCAATAAAGAGCTCTACTTCAGCTTATCCCTACAGTGGTACCAAAAGCGAGTACTTTGTGGGCGAGCCAGGAGATAGGGAGTTTGTAGAGGAAATCCGTGAGGAATTTGCCGAAGCTGAGCGTATGATGGCCAGAGGTGAAAGACCGGCATTTGTCTCAAAGACTTGTTTGAAAAGCGAGCCTTATGACAAAGACAAATGTAGATACTTCTTTGTGGCGCATTTGGTGATGACTATGGCTATAAGAAAGTATTTCCTCCCACTAATTAGAGTTATTCAAATGAATCCCTTCATTTTTGAGTGTGCAGTAGGATTGAATGCTCATGGTCCAGATTGGCAGGCTTTACATGATCATGTCACCAAGTATGGAACAGAGAGAATCATTGCTGGAGATTATCGCGAATATGACACTCGCATTCCTTCACAAAATCTCAAGGTAGGTTTTTGGATGTTGTGTAAATTGGCTGATATGTGTGCGTATACACCTGAACACCGCAGGATTATGCATACTTTAGCTCACGAAGTAATATTCCCTTTCGTGGATGTCAATGGTGATCTTGTATCATTCTCAGAAGGAACACATATTAGTGGTAATTCTTTGACGGTCATTCTTAATGGTTTAGCTGGTAGCATCAACATGAGATGTTTCTTTTACACTTTGTACCCAGCCCACGTTAAATTCCAAGATGCTGTGGCATTGGCCACATATGGTGATGACAACGTGGGGTCCGTAGAAAAAGGTTATGAAGAGTTTAATATCAAAACATTTGCTGCGTACTTAGATAGCATAGGACAAATTTACACGATGCCCGATAAGGAACAAGAAATTCAACCTTATCTAGATTTTGACGATTTTGAGTTTTTGAAACGTAAGTCAATCTGGCATGAAGAATTAGGTGTCCACATTGGAGCATTGGCTCCCAAGTCGATCATGAAAAGTTTACTCTCACACAATTATGATCCTCGTGGTAATCCTTTGTCTGAATTGGAAGTTACAGCCCAAGCCATGGATTCCGCTGCTATTGAGATGTTCAACCATGG